ATCACCGCCGCCTCTAACTGGGGGATGATTGACAATACTAGAAACCCATACAATGTAAGTAATGCTAGGCTTTTCCCAAGTAATTCTTCAGCAGAAAACACCGCCGAAACTGTTGTAGACTTATTGTCAAACGGGTTTAAGGCTAGAGATGCTTATGGCGGCTGGAATTTTTCTGGTCAGGATTACATCTATATAGCCATAGCCGAACAACCATTCAAATACGCAAACGCGAGGTGACATTATGTGGACATATAACGGAAAACGAATAAGAGAAGGACGGAGTTGGAAAGACTCTGACGGTATTACCCACCCAACCTCGTGGGGGCGGTGGAGTGATGCTGAGAAAACTAGTAAGGGGATGGTGTGGGTTGACCCTGCACCCTCCTTTGACAACCGCTTCTGGTGGGACGCAAGTACCCCTAAGGCGTTAGAAGATGTTAATGCAGTAGACGAGGATGGTAATCCTGTACTAGAAGATGGTGAACAGGTGGTCATCCTTGGTTTAAAGTCTCAGGCTATTGCACTAGTAAAAACACAGGCAGCAGGACTACTAGCACCTACTGACTGGTATGTAACAAGGAAGGCTGAGACAGATGTAGCAATCCCCTCAGAAATCCTAACATACCGTCAATCGGTCAGGGAAGCCTCAGGAGCGATAGAAGCCTCTATTAGCGGTATTACTACTCATGAAGCCTTTATCGCCTTGTATGACGCTCCTGTGGACGCTGAAGGCATACCTACTGGTAATGCACCTATTAATAACTGGCCTGAGGTAGACTAATGAGTACACAGTCACAACTAGATAATCACGAAGCCCTCTGTCTGGAACGCTACAATGGCATAAAAGAAAAGCTAGATAGCTTAGAAAAGCGTATGTGGCGGCTAGAAGCCATGATTATGGGGTCTACCTTTGCTATGGTAGCAATGGCTGCTATGTTATTTTCTAAGGTTATGTAATGTTTCAGGCTATGGTACTGGTGTGTAGTATGCTGCCTAATGCAGAACCACCCTGTATAGAACTACGAGACAATCGTGGTTTGTACAAAACAGAACAACAGTGTGAGCAGCGTCTACAGGAAATGGTAGACGTTGTTCCACAGATGTTCTATCCTCCCTACGTTGTAGGAAGCAAATGCGAACAGATAGGAGAGCAAACATGATAACTGCTCTAATACCACAACTACTCCCACTTATTAGTGGGGTAATTGATAGGACTATTCCTGATGAGAATGGTAAAGCAAAGGCTCTACAGGACATTGAAAAAACCCTGATAGAGAACGCTAGTAGTATTAACCTAGCTCAGATAGCAACAAACCAAACAGAGGCAAAACACAAGAACATCTTTGTCGCTGGCTGGAGACCAGCAATCGGTTGGTCTTGTGCGCTAGGTATCTTCTGGTTATTCATTGGTGCAAACTTTGCTCAGTGGGGTATGAACATGGCAGGAGTAGAGGGAGAAGTCCCTACTGTTCCCTCTGACGTTCTACTTGAGCTTACCTTTGCAATGCTTGGCATGGCTGGTCTCAGGACTTTTGAAAAGATAAAAGGTGTTAGTAAGTGAGTTCACACATATTTAATATGTTTAATCAGACTACTGCTGAACAGGCAGCTAAGAACCGTGGAGAAAAGATAGATGACAGAAAAACAACTGATGGACACTCTACACGAACAAGTGACGAAAGAGTTACTAAGTCGTGTGATGAGTGGAGAAGCAACAGCAAGTGAGCTATCAGTAGCTGTTAAGTTTCTCAAGGACAACGGAGCAAGCCTTGACGTAGTGACTGCTGAGTCACCCTTGGCTAATCTCTTAGAAAGCTTACCCTTTGATATGTCGGAGGCAGTACAATGACAGTAGCAGCTAATGCTTCACTTAAAACAGAACAGAAGACACTGACTGGTGGTAACTGGACTAAGATACTAGATGAAGACCATACTCGTACTTATCTCTGTATTCAGAACCATCACGATGCTCATACTATTGAGGTAGGCTTTGGTACTAATACTACTGAACCTACTGCTGCTACAGGCTTCAAGATAGAAGGAGCAGTGTCAGGACACAAGATTGGTGATACTACCTTTGAGTTTTCTGTAGCACCAATCAATGCAGTGTGGGCTAAAGCAGAAGATACTCATGACCACCCTATAGACATTATGTATGATGACTAAGATACCAGAACAACTACAAGACTTTAGGAACTTTACCTATCTTGTATGGCAACACTTAGGACTCCCAGAGCCAACACCTATTCAATACGACATAGCACACTACCTACAGCACTCACCAAAGCGTTGCATTATTGAAGCCTTTCGTGGGGTAGGTAAAAGCTACATCACAGCAGCCTATGTCGTACACCAACTCCTCCTAGACCCACAGCTTAAGTTCATGGTGGTGTCTGCTAGTAAGGCTAGGGCTGATGACTTCTCTACATTTACACAGAGGATTATTACTGAGCTACCTATATGCCAACACCTAGTGGCAAAGGATGGGCAGAGGTGGTCTAAGATTGCCTTTGACGTAGCCCCAGCGAAGGCCTCAGGGTCTCCTAGCGTTAAGTCAGTGGGTGTGACTGGTCAGTTGACTGGTTCTCGTGCTGACATTATCATTGCTGATGACGTTGAAGTACCCAACAACTCAATGACACACATGATGCGTGAGAA